AGAAAGAGCTTTGCTTCAGCGAAGGCCCTACAGTATCAATGCTGACCAGCGTCCAGAGCAACAGGCTAGGAATAACAAACAACAGAAACTCAGACAATATAGTTGACGACGAGAGCGTTGTTTCTCTATCTGACCAGATAACGCAGTTCTGCTCTCATTTATTTTTGCTTAGAAAAAAGACCATGGACGAAATTCAATCTGAGCCAGAAGATTTTGGAACACACAAATTAATATCCTTAAAATACCGCTGGCTAGGCAAAGATGTCCACAGGGCACTTCAACCCGTGGAAATGCCAGATGGAACAAAAAAGAACAACTATATAAACCTTCACATGGAAAACTTTGGTATTGAAGAAAAAGGCGACTTGCAGGATCTGGTTGACAACGTAAACTCCCAAGGGGTCGGCGCGGTCGAAGACTTCCTAGAAGAGCTTCCGAATATATGATATCTACAGATAAAATAAAAGACTGCTTAATTAATCTAGGCTACAAGCTTAATGACAGAGGCTCCTACTGGCAGACCAATGCGATATTCAGAAACGGAGACAACTCCACAGCCATTCAGATATACAAAAATAGTGGAGTCTGGAAAGACCATGTGCAGGGGAGTAATTTCTCTCCCCTCAAAAGACTTGTAGAGATAACGCTTGGAACCAACGACAAAAATGCAATCAAAAAATATCTCGAAGAAGAGGACGTGGGTTCACATTATAATAAAATAGAATCAATAGAAAAAATAGAAATGGAAGAAATATACCCAGAAGACTGCTTGAAAAAACTGCTACCGCATTATAAATTCTACAATGATAGGGGCATCAGCGATGAAGTTTTAGCAAACCTAAAAGGGGGGTTCGCAACTGCGGGGAAATTGAATAAAAGATTCATATTTCCTATTTACAACGAGCTCTCTCAGATATATGGATTCTCGGGTAGGGACATGACATCTATAGAAGGTCGCCCCAAATGGAAACATGTGGGAAAGAAGAAATCATGGGTGTATCCATTATACAACAACCCCAAGGCCTTAAAAGACATACAAGACAAAGGAGAAGTTGTTTTAGTTGAAAGTATCGGAGATCTACTTCAATTGAACGAGAACGGGCACTTCAATGTTCTGGTTACTTTTGGACTGGATGTTTCAAACAAATTGATATGCTCTTTAGTCTCGCTAGGAGTTTCTAGAATAATACTCTCCCTAAATAACGACTCCGCATCTACAAAAAACAGAGGACTAGAAGCCTGCATAAAAAACTATCTTAAATTATTAAATTATTTTGAGCCTGATAAAATTTTAATTTGCTTGCCTACTGCAAAAGACTTTGGAGAAATGTCTACAAATGATTTTAATTCTTGGAATAAAAAGCTATTATCCTCTGACGCAAAAAAGCAAAGATCATTCATAGTCAAAGAGATAAGCAAAATGCACAAAACTTTACCAAAATCTTTATTAAAAAATAAAAAAATAATAACCAATGAGTGAATTAACTAAATTATCCGCGAGTAGAATTAAAACCGCGCAAACTTGCTCCTGGACATATTGGTGCAATTATAAACTGAAACTTCCCCAGGCAGGAAACGATGGCTCGAGCAGAGGAACGATATGTCACAACATATTCGAACTTCTAGGAGACAAGTATAAAACTGAATTTAATAAAATAATAAAAGAAGGAACAATATGGAACACCAAGGTTGTCGCCGCTCAAGTTAAAGAGGAAGCAGAAGAATTAAAGGTGAACGATCAAGAGAACCTGGACTTGATCGACGAAATGATCGTTGCGGGACTTCGTTGTGATTTCTTCGGGGATACAGAGGAAGAGCCTGAAGAGGCAGAATCAGAAAGGTTTTTTGACTTAGAGATAGACAAGCCCGAAAAAGGCATTCGCTATGCAGTCAGAGGATATATAGATAAACTATTTAAATACAAAGATAATTCCGTAATAATTAGAGACTTCAAAAGCAGCAAACAAGTATTCAAAGGCAAAGAGATCACCGACAATTTACAAAACTTAATATACTCTTTAGCCGTGAAACATTTAATGCCTGAAACAGAGCCTCAAAGTGAATTTATATTCTTAAGATTCGACTTAGAAAAAGACGTACTCGGGGAACGAGGCAAAGGTTATGTAAGGATGGACAAAATCACCGAAGAAGAGTTGGAGGGTTTTGAGTATCAGCTTACCGAGTTTCAGAAATATATAGACGGATTTGACGAAGATTGCGCAAAGTCTAATTTTGCGGCAACACAAGATTACCCAAGAGATGGAACGTTTGGCGGTCCACTCGCCTGCGGAAAAGACGGCTACAAAATATCAAGGGGAGAGCCGATACTAGATCAGAACGGAGAGCCAATAAAAGCTTTTATCTGTCCGTACAGAAAGCCTATGGAATACTACGCAATACAAGACAAAGACGGAAAAGTTTTAAAAACATCGTTTATTGAAAAGAGAGACTCTCTTGATCCAGACGAAAGCCTCGGAGAAAAGGTTGTTAAAATGAATTATAAGGGATGCCCGCATTGGCAAAACAAGGTGAAACTAGATGACTTTCTCGAAGGATAAGTATGACGCAGCAGGACTGCTAGTAAAACTAAATAACTTGGTCCTACTAGGTAAAAGAGCTAAAATTTGCGCCAACTTCCCTGGATATTGGTCGCTTCCTTGCGGGGCGATAGAAAAAGGAGAGTTGCCTCTAGACGCTTGTGTTAGAGAATTTAAAGAAGAAACTGGAATAAGCATTTCAAACGAAACAAAATATCTAAATTCTTTCCCAATGGAAAACGGGGGCACTTTTTACGCATATTTTACGAATATAAAATCTTTAATTTTCCCAAGCAGCGATGCCGTAGACTCAATGGAGCACGAAGAGTGGGGTTTTTTTAGGCTAGAAGAAAACTGCCTACCAACCCCAATGACAAAAGAAACAAAAAACACAATCTTAATGTTAAAATGAAAAAAATAATAGTAACAGGAGTAACGGGCCAAGACGGAAGTCATATGGTAGATTATTTATTAAAGAATACGGGTCATGAAATATATGGCTCGGTAAGAAGGCTGAGTGTCAAAAATCATGAGAATATTTTGCATCTAGAAAATGAGCCGCGATTCCATTTGATCGACATGGATTTAAACGATGCACACAGTATGCGCGACGTGATACTTGATATTCAGCCGGACTACTTTATCAATTTTGCGGCGCAATCGTTTGTTGCGGGCAGCTGGAATTATCCAATTCAAACATGGGACACAGATGCCAATGCCGTGCTTCACATTCTGGAATCTATTCGCCGTTTCGCTCCGCAATGTAGATTTTACAACGCCGGATCAAGCGAAGAGTTCGGGGACGTTATAACAAGCCCTCAGAACGAAGAGCATCCGTTGCGCCCGCAAAGCCCTTATGGCGCTGCAAAATGTGCAGCTAGGCACATTGTTCGCGTCTACAGAGAGTCTTACAACCTCTACGCTGTTCAAGGCTGGCTGTTTAATCACGAAGGAAGTCGTCGCGGCCTTGATTTTGTGACTCGTAAAATTTCTCACGCAGTAGCAAGAATAAAAATTGCCCTAGAATCAAATAAAACAATTCCTATCTTGAAACTTGGAAACATTGAAGCTCAACGCGACTGGAGTGACGCAGAAGACTTTATGGAAGGTGTTTGGTTAATGCTCAATCAAAAGGCTCCAAAAAATTATGTATTGGGTAGTGGTGAGATGCACGCAGTGCGTGAATTTCTTGAAGAAGCTCTAAAATGCGCAGGTATCGAATTTGAATCGCGAGGCGCAGAAGCTGATGAAAAATATTATACTAAAGATGGTGCATTAATTTTTGAGGTTGATCCAAAATTTTATCGACCCGCAGAAGTGCACGAATTGTGCGGCGACCCATCTCTTGCTGAAAGCGAAATGGGTTGGGAGCGCAAAACAGATTTTCGTGGATTGGTAAAGAAAATGTATCAAAGCGATTATGTTCTATTGACTCAATGAAGCGCAAATCAATCTTTCTAACGGGTCACCGTGGAATGGTTGGATCTGCAGTTCTCAATCATTTACAAAGCAATGGTTACGAAAATGTAATCACACGAACTCGCGGCGAACTAGATTTAACCAATCAAGCTCAAGTTGATAGTTTTTTTGCAAAAAGACGCCCAGATGTAGTAATCGCTTGCGCCGCAAAAGTTGGCGGCATACTCGCAAACAATACACTTCGCGCAGACTTCATATATCAAAATCTACAAATAGCAAGTAACCTGATACATGCCTCAAGCAAATACAATGTTCAAAAACTGATCAATCTTGGCAGTTCATGTATATACCCTAGAGACGCAAAAATACCCATTGTAGAAGAAAGTCTTTTAACAGGTGTATTAGAAAAAACAAATGAGCCGTATGCTATAGCAAAAATAGCTGCAATTAAATTGTGCCAAAGTTACTACGAACAATACAAAAATAATTTTTATTCGATTATGCCATGCAATATGTACGGGCCGCGAGATAATTTCGACTTAAAAAGCTCGCATGTTCTACCTGCCCTCATAAGAAAAGTGCACGAAGCAAAAGAAAGCGCTTCCAGAAATGTAGAAGTTTGGGGTAGCGGAAAACCGCTTCGAGAATTCCTATATGTTGATGATTTGGCTCGAGCGATAGCTCATTGCCTTGAGAATGTCAACGCGAGAGACATATATAGTAAAGGGATTTCTCACATGAATTGTGGGTCTGAAGATGAAGTATCCATTCTTAAATTGGCCCACTTAATAAAAAAAGTTGTAGGCTACCAAGGAGAGGTTGTATTCGACGCCGAAAAGCCGGACGGAACTTATCGAAAAAAAATGAACAACACCCAATTGCGCAATATTGGATTCTCTGCAAAAACCAACTTAGAACAAGGGCTAAAAAAAACATACGCCTGGTACCTAGAAAACAAATAAAAATTTGTGTAATTAATATCTATGAACAATCAAAACAATAACTTTTCGGATAGAGTGCTAAACGCCTTAAAGCAAAAAGTCGTTGCTCACAATTTAAAACATGCTCAAAAAGTAACTCTTTCTCAATTACAAAAAGTATATCGTCGCGGATCGGAAATGTTTAGCGATTTTGGTCGCCCCGGTAAATCTCGAGGCCAATGGGCCATCGCCAGGGCAAATATGTTCTTAAAAATGATCCAAGGATCAAGAGTTAAGGATAGCTACCGCAAAGCAGATCAAGATATCGCTGAAGCGGGAATAATTGTTGACGACGGGATCCGCGAAGAATCCAAATTGTTTAACGAGGAAGATTTAATTGAAGCTAAACTCGACATCAAAAATTATCAACTTCAAGAAGACCCAAGCTTCACAAATGAAATGTGGAGCACTATATTCATTGAAACCGACGAACTTGGGTTTGAAGAGTATGTCGATGAAGAAAGCTGGGCTTCAGAAAAAAATAAAGGTAAAAAATTAAACAAGCCATTCAGAACATCCAAAGGGCCAAAGAAATTTTCGGTTTACGTAAAAAATGAAAAAGGCAATGTTGTAAAAGTTAATTTCGGCGACCCAAATATGGAAATCAAACGGGATGATCCCGCTCGTAGAAAAAGTTTTAGAGCTAGGCATAATTGCGAAAACCCTGGACCCAAAACAAAAGCTCGCTATTGGAGTTGTAAAATGTGGTCCAAAAAAAGTGTTACCAAAATGACCAAGGGCGAAGAGATAGAAAACGAAGCCGAAGAAGAGGTGGAAGAAGTTATCGAAGCTAAAAATGGACTTTGGGACAATATCAGAAAAAAGAAAAAAAGAATGGGCAAAAAATATAAAGCCGCAAAACCTGGAGATAAGGATCGCCCAAATAAAGAGGCATGGAAAAAAGCTCAATCTAAAAAAATGAAAAAAGATTACGCAGCGGAAGATGAATTTAAGCCTCATATGATGTATGACCCAAAAACAGGAAAAGCTTATAAAGCTAAAACCATGGAAGACCATTTAAAAATGAAGAAAATGGGATATACTCACGAGAAGCCTAAAGCTTAAAAACCCCAACAACTTAAAACCTAAAGCCCCGCTAGTTCATAGCGGGGCTTTTTTTGATTTTGATCTTGACTATTTTTTATATATAGACTATAATATAGTCCATGAAAAAAGTTAAAATATTTTCTCCTAGAGCTTGCAGATTAAATGGTGTCAAATTAACACCTGAATTTAAAATCGAACACGATACAATATCATCAATTCAAAAGGATCTATCTATATGGATATATGAAAAAATATGCAAAAAAGAGATAGCGGAAATCAATGACAAATACATAAAGTTTAAAAATAAAGCGTGGGACGACTGGGCAGGGCTAAGTTTTCAAGGAAAACAGTGCAAGAGCTGGAGAGAAACCGAGCTAAGCTTAAGGCAGTTAAAGTGCCACCCAGAAGTTCAAGAGATATTCTTAAAACACACCCCTCACATAGAGAAAAAAGAATTGAATTTATCTCGACTCGATGATGTATTATGGAAAGTGGTAGAAAATTACAAAGGCTTCCAAAACAGAAACAGCAAAAAAACAAAACGCCCCATATTCCTAAAAACAAACAAAGCTTTAAATTTTAAAAACGGCGGAATATGGATAGAGGACAACAAAATAAAACTCTCCACCCTACAGAAGCGTAAATTTATATATCTAACATTCAAAGAAGATGTTTATGACAATCAAGATTCAATTGATTACAAAACGGGCTCGGGAAAAGGCGGAAACATCTCATTTAATGGTTTATACAAACAAGATGATAATTTTTTAGTTATTCAATTAGTTGAAGAACAAGAGTCTTCTTTTTTTAAAAAGGTTATAGGTATTGACATAAACAAAAACGACCTACAATGGATTACCTTCAGCGAGCCCATATTCAATAAAACACAAAGGGCAATTACAAAAGGTGAAGAAATTAAGGGTCTTGAAATTCAGGCGAAAACCCTCAACCAAGATTTACTAAAGAACAAAAGTAAATACAACTCAAAGCAAAGAAGAAAACTACACCAAAGAAAAAAGAGAGCAGAAAGAAGGCTAAAGCTTTCAATCAAGGAAAAAATAGTAAAACCCGCATTTCTATATTATATAAAAAAATACGACAGCAAAGTCAGTTTCTCGATTGATGATATCGGATTTGGCAATCAAAATAGTTTTGGACAAGAATATATTAGAGATGCTTTTGTAAGTTTATGCAAAAAAAACAATATAGCTTTCGCTATTTGCCCTCCCAGCTTCAGCTCTCAAATGTGCCCTAAATGCGGATCTCTGCACAAGCAAGATAGAAAATTAATAAATTCGTACACTTGCAAATCTTGCGGTCATTTTCATAAAAATTGCGATGAATTAGGGGCGGAAAATATCGCAAAATTCGGATCCGTATTAATGAAAGAAGTATGCATATCCTCAACCTCTAAAAGTTTTCAAATACCAATTCCCCACAAAAGCAAATTTTGGAGCTTGTATGTCCCCGATGATGATGAAAGAAAAAAACCAATCAAAAGAAAATTAGATTCAATATACAATAAGGTTCTGAAAACGCAGTTTAATTTTCCCGATTCCTCTAGTCGATGAAAAGTGAGCATGAGTAAGCTACGCTTAGGGAAACTCTCTCTATACTCCGAGGTTGTTCGCTCGTTAAAACGAACAGCAATTTAATCGATTCCTCTAGTCGATGAAAAGTGAGCATGAGCAGGCTACGCTTAGGGAAATAAAAATATACTCCGAGGTTGTTCGCTCGTTAAAACGAACAGCAATTTAATCGATTCCTCTAGTCGATGAAAAGTGAGCATGAGTAAGCTTCGCTTAGGGACATATGCATATACTCCGAGGTTGTTCGCTCGTTAAAACGAACAGCAATTTAATCGATTCCTCTAGTCGATGAAAAGTGAGCATGAGTAAGCTACGCTTAGGGAAATCGTCTTATACTCCGAGGTTGTTCGCTCGTTAAAACGAACAGCAATTTAATCGATTCCTCTAGTCGATGAAAAGTGAGCATGAGTAAGCTCCGCTTAGGGAAATACAGTTATACTCCGAGGTTGTTCGCTCGTTAAAACGAACAGTCTTTTTTTTGGCACGATTATAGCAAATATAATATTGTAAATTCAATAATGCAGTCGTTATTGAGACAAATTTACACATTACACACAAACAACAATTAAAACAAGGAGACAACATGTCATACTATATCAAAAACAATAATTCTTTACATTCTTTCTTAGATACTATATTAGACGAGTTATACTATGAAGATTTAAAACCTCAAAGAAAATCTAACATTATAAAAGAAGAAGGCTTCACAACTATACAAATCGAAGCAATAGGATTAAACAAAAAAGATATCGATATACAAACAAAAGAAAATATACTACATGTATCATACGAGAATAAAATAAAAGATGATACCAAATACTCACAACAACAAATATCCTTCGATTCGTTCGAAAATAAATATAAACTACAAAACGATATGGATGCAAAAAATATATCCGCAACAATGAATAATGGATTATTGAATATAAAAATCCCTAATATTAAAAATAAAACAAGCTCAAGAATAAAAATAACTTGACATTTATACAAAAATGTATTATTATAGGCCTCTTTAATATTATGAAGAAAACAAAATTAATCATTACCGCCCTTTTAGGGCTCTTTATTAACGCAGCATCAGCAGAAACTTACTCTCTGGGCACAAAATACGCTTCCGATTATTTCTTCCGAGGATCCCTAATGGCCCAAGAGTCTATTCAGGCAGATCTAGGAGTGAATGGAAAAGTTTTTGGCCTGGATTATTCTGCCAATGCATTCACAAATCAATCGGTAGACTCGGGGGTAGACACTTATATTCTCGACGCAGGCTTATCGAGAAACTTGTTTGGCGATCTGCTGAATGCCTATGTAGGCATTGGTCACGTAGAGAATGTTTCAGGAGAAGCCTTAATGGAGGCGAACGTTCGAGTGAGTATCGAAACTTTACTATCTCCAAGCGTTTCCTTCTTTAGGAACTTGGACAAATCTCTATACACCTCAGAGCTATCCTTGTCTCACAACTTCGATCTGGACTTCGCTTCATTGGCTATTCTAGGTTCTATCGCAAGCTCTGAGATAACAACCTCGAACAGCGAGACCTATTATTCGTTAGGCGCAAACACCTCAAGATCTATTGGAGAAAAATCTGAAATCTCCTTTGGGGCCAAAAGGGTTGACTCGGACCTAATTAAAGCTGAATATATTTTCGCCTTAGGAGTTTCAACACAATTCTAATATCAACTTATGAAAAATACAATCGATACGATTAAATCATATGCAGGAGGCGTCACAAGCGTTCTTCTGTCAATAATCGGCCTCTTGGTCGTAGCTCAAGTCGTCTTTGGCGAAGGAGCTCCTATTAACGTAATCGGCAATCTTCAAGATGTCGTAACTGGATTTGTCGGGCAAGGTGCCTCCTTAGCGGGAATCATCACCTTGTTGCTATTGGTTGCTCTATTGAGGCCAAGCTCTGATAAAGGCTAGTAAATAATCTACCCCAAAACAATCAAGCCGCCCTCGGGCGGCTTTTTTGTGTCCTGACAACTTACTCTGATTTTATTGTGTATTTAATGTTCCATCGTTGCTAAAAAGTTACTTACACAGGCTAGTTTTAAATTGACATATGCCCATTTAAATGGTATTATTATAAAATAAAATATGAACATAAACGTAAAAAAACGAAACGGTAGACTTCAGCCTTTTTTGGTAGAAAAAATTAACGCAAATGTAGAAAGAGCATGTAAAGAAATCGAGGACACTTCCGTCAGTGAAGTTCTTCTTGATGCTCAATTGCAATTGTTCGACAAAATAACAACGAGTCAAATAGATACAGCTCTAATTCTTTCTGCTAGAGAGAAAATAGAAAAAGAACCAAATTACAGCTTTGTTGCTGCGAGATTATTGCTAAACACTGTATATAAAGAAGTTTTCAAAGAGGGAGTTGATTCGGACACTTTTAAACTTCAATACAGAAAAAGCTTTATACAAAATATAAAAAAGCTAGTAAAACTAGAAAAGCTCAACCCAAAAATGCTTGAATTCGATCTCGCAAAATTATCCGAAGCTTTAAGAATAAGGAGGGACGAGTCTTTTAAATACTTAGGTATTCAAATTCTAACCGATAGGTATTTCATTAGGCACGACGATAAAATCATGGAGGCTCCTCAATGTTTCTGGATGAGGGTTGCCATGGGGTTATCTCTAAACGAAGAAAACAAAGAAGAAAGTGCGATCAAAATATATGACATGTTTAGTCAGTTTTTGTATACTTCTTCTACCCCGACTCTTTTTAATAGCGGGACTACTCATTCTCAATTAAGCTCTTGCTATCTCAACACTTTTGACGACAGTATCGACGGCATTTTTGATGGAGCGTGGCAAGAAGCTAGAAAATCTAAGTTTGCAGGCGGTTTGGGGTTTGATGTAACTCCGTTCAGGTCTTCAGGTTCTCACATTAAAGGTACAAACGGAATATCTGGAGGTCTAATACCTTGGCTTAAAATCTACAACGACCTTCTCGTTGCGGTAAATCAAGGAGGAAAAAGGCCTGGAGCAGGGTGCGCCTATCTTGAACCTTGGCACTTAGATTACGAGGATTTCCTTAACTTAAGAAGGAACACTGGAGACGATCGGCTGCGCTGCCACGACATGAACACTGCGTCTTGGATTCCTGATGAATTTATGAGAAGAGTAAAAAACGAAGATGTTTGGTACTTTTTTGATCCGTCCGAGGCCGATTTGCACGACTGCTTCGGAGCTGAATTTGACAAAAAGTACAACCAGCTATGTAATCAAGCAGAAGAAGGTTTAATAAAAAATTATAGAATAACTACTGCAAAAGAACTTTGGAAAAAAATGCTTAAAGTCTTATTTGAAACCTCTCACCCATGGAACACATTTAAAGACCCCTGTAATATACGCTACACAAATCAACACGAAGGAGTCGTTCACAGTAGCAACCTCTGTACAGAAATAACGCTCCACACAAAGGCCTCGAAGTACGACAAAGGCGAAAAGACAGAAATAGGAGAAACAGCGGTCTGCAATCTTGGATCAATCAATATCCTTAATCATATGAAAGAAGATGATACGATTGACTATGACAAGCTAAAGAATACAATTCACACTGCGATTAGAGCTTTAGACAACGTGATAGACTTAAACTTCTACCCAACAAAAGAAGCGAGCAATTCCAACTTGAAAAACAGGCCTATTGGGCTGGGAATGATGGCCTTGCACGATGTACTGCATAGAATGAATATAAACATTGATAGCGATGAAGCTGTTAAATTCAATGACGAATTGTTTGAATTCTATTCTTACCACTCTATTTTTGCCAGCTCCCAACTCGCTAAAGAAAAAGGTTCCTACAAAACTTACAAAGGGTCACTGTGGAGCCAGAATAAACTGCCAATCGATTCTTATGCAGATTTAATGAAATACAAGGGCAAGAAACCAAACCTCGAATCCTCTCTGGATTGGAGCGAGGTCAGGAACCACATCAGCGAGCACGGCATGAGAAATTCAAATGTGATGGCTATTGCCCCTACGGCAACAATCGGCTATATAAACGGAGTTGAACAAAGCGTTGAGCCAAATTTCTCTGTATTATTTGTTTATGAAAATAAAAGCGGAAACTTTTACATCACTAATCAGCATTTTATAAATGATATGAAAAAAGAAGGGTTATGGAATTCTAATACCGCAAAACTAATTAAAGATGCCGACGGAGATCTTTCTGTATTAAATGGAGACATCCCTTCATGGATAAAGTTAAAATATAAAACGGCATTTGATAGAGATATGTTCAAGCTGATAGACTGCAATGCAGTCAGGCAAAAATGGATCGATCAGGCCATAAGCTTTAATTTGTACAATAAAGAAACATCCTTGAAATATTTAAATGATGTATATATGTCTTGCTGGGAAGCTGGATTAAAAACAACATACTACCTAAGAAATAGGGCTGCATCTAAAGTTGAAAAATCAACATCAGAATCAGACAAAGGAGAAGAAGCCTCGGCTTGCAGCATTGAAGCTGTGAAAAACGGGGGGTCTTGCGAGAGTTGTCAATAATTGATCCATTTTTGGGTTGACTTCGTTATCAATGTATGATATATTATAATTATGGAAGATAAAACTGGAAAACTATTAACTGAAGATGTAGCAGGCGTAAACAGAATATTGCCCCACAAGCATAAATACGCATGGGACTTATTTCTAAAAAGCTGCGCAAACAATTGGATGCCAACAGAAATCTCAATGCAAAACGACATTAAACAATGGAAGAATAATGAAATTACAGAAGATGAAAAATTACTTGTTAAACGCTGCCTTGGGTTTTTTGCTGGATCTGAGTCTCTGGTCGGTAATAATCTTTTGTTATCTGCCTTTCGCTATGTTACGGACGCTGAGTGCCGTCAGTACATCCTTCGTCAAGCGTTCGAAGAAAGCCTTCACAACCTCACGGTAGTTTATATTTGTGATAGCCTTGACCTAGATATAGAGGAAGTGTTCAACGCTTACGAAACGATTCCCAGCATAAAAGCCAAGGATGATTTCTTGATGCAAATAACCAATGATATTAGTGCTCAAGATTTTGACGCAAACTCAACAAAGGGAAAGCAAGAAATATTAAGAAACTTCTTAACGTATTGGATAGTGTGCGAAGGAACATTCTTTTTTAGCGGCTTCGCAATGCTTCTTGCTCTAGGAAGGCAAAATAAACTTCAAGGCATCTCCGATCAAATTAAATACACCCTCAGGGACGAGAGCTCTCACATTGCATTTGGAACTTACTTAATTAATACAATTATAGAGCAAGAGCCTGAAGTTTGGACCAAGGAAATGCAGGATGAATTTGTCGAACACATGAAAAAAGCTGTGGAGCTCGAGATAGCTTATGCTCACGACGTGCTTCCTACTGGAATTCTAGGTTTAAATGCGGATATGTTTGTGGATTATATGCACTATATTGGCAATCGCAGGCTAGAGGCTATAGGGCTAGACTATAGATTTCCAAGCGACAAAAACCCATTCCCCTGGTTGGGAGAAGTGGTCGATGTTCAGGCAATGGGAAACTTCTTTGAGAGAAGAGTAAGGGAATATCAACAAAGCGGATCCCTTGAGGACGACTTCTAATGTAAAAGTTTTAATTTGGTGTAAATAGTATTATGAATAAGTTAATAATTATTACACTTTTATCAATACTGTCATCAATATCATCCTTCTCTTCAATTAATAGAGATTTTTACTCAAAGAATAAGCAAAAAATAAATGGATCAATAGTAAAATACTTCGACAATGGAGATGTCTTACTAGAAAGATCAAATGACAAACAATTGTTCAGAATAAAACTAGATATATTCACAGAAGATGATCAAGCTTTCGTAAAAAACAATTTTCCACCCAATCATGAATCTCTACCCACATTCAAAAAACCTCTTTCAGATAAAGATTTAAAAATTAATTCAGAATTTATAGATAAAATTATCGAATCGAAACTCAGGTCTTATGGAGAAAGGCCTAATAAAGAAATCTCTAACGAGACTTTTCTTCGAAGAGCCTACCTGAAGATTATTGGAAGGATACCCACCTTAAAAGAAGCTCAGGATTTTCTTGGAAACAGGGATAAAAAATCCAGAACTCAACTAATTGATAAACTTTTAAACTCGGAAGGGTACAATAAAAATTGGTATATCTATTGGGCCGATATACTCCGAGCGAAAACTCGAGTAGGAAATCAAGGTTCAGATGGGTATCCGTTTATAAAATACATAAAAGATTCCATTTCCTCGAATAAGCCTTACGATATTTGGGTTAAGGAAATGCTTTCTTCTACAGGCCCTATGTGGGAAATAAATAACGGGGCTGTTGGCTATTTTTACCGCGACCAAGGCATGGGGTTAGACAACATGTCGAATACGGTTCGTGTGTTTCTCGGCACAAGCTTGGAGTGCGCTCAATGCCACGATCACCCCTTCGACCGCTGGACACAAAAACAGTTCTACGAAATGGCTGCATTTACCAATGGAGCAGAAAGAATGAAAAGAAAAGATGAAGAGCTTAATAAACTTTCAAAACTCATAAGAGCCTTACAGAAAGAAAACCCAGAAGACAGAAATAAAATTCGAAGAGCTTTCCTTCCAGTGCAAAACTTACTGTCCCCAGGTCTAGACGACTTAGGTAAAGGGTCGATTTCCCTACCCAAGGATTACCAATACGACAACGCAAAACCTGGGCAAAAATTAAAAGCTAAAACTATTTTTGGCTTAGCCGTAGAATTAGATGAAAACCTCAAACAAAAAGGTTCCCGCGCTTCTTATGCTAGTTGGTTAGCGTCTGCTACTAACCCTAGGTTTTCAACTGTAATAGCGAATCGGCTGTGGAAATCTGCTTTTGGATATGGTTTAATAGAGCCTGTGGATAATATATATGATGACACGCTACCGGTTCATCCAGAAATGATGCTTCATTTAGAAAAGTTGATGGTCGCCTTAGACTTTGACACAAAAGAATTTTTAAGAATTATTTATAATACAAAAGCTTTCCAAAGAGAGGTTCCAATAGGGGATATAACCCCTAGAGACTCAAAAGATGACTCGCTACCTCCAGAGGTAAAGTGGGTAATATCTAAAACTCAAGGAAATAAACCTTACTTCTATCAAGGCCCCGTAATGCAAAGAATGAGCGCTGAGCAAATTTGGGATTCATTAGTGACTCTAAATTTTTACGATTTAGACAATAGAATTAATTCTCGAGCTCCTGAAGAAGGTTTTGAGGAATACCTTAGATACAAAGAGATGACGGCTGAAGAAATATTTCAAGAAATCGCGCCCAAACTTAAACAGCAAGAAGCTATCTCTATGACACCAATGAAAAAACAAGAGTCAAACAGCGAGACGAGCCCTAAACGAAAAGGCTTTTTAACTCGCGATATAAACTCCCTAAGAGCTTCTGAGGTTGGGGATCCTGCGCCCAGAGGGCATATGATTTTACAGTTCGGAGGGTCTCCTCGTGACCAAATCCAAGTATCTCATAAGGAAGCGGCAGTCAATCAAGTACTGGCTTTAATCAATGGCTATGTCGAAAAGAATATTATTAATAATAAAAAGTCCGCCACCCTCAGTGAAATCCTCGAAGCTTCAAGCATGGAGGAAAGGATTAATTTATCATTTCTTGCCATTTTACAAAGAAAACCTAATTCTAAAGAACTGAAAGATTTTAAAGAAACAATTAAAAAACTAAACACCAAGGATTACCATAAGGACATAGTTTGGGCTCTAATAAATAGTCACGAATTTATGTTTGTTAAATAAAATGAAAACAAATATCGAAAAATTAGACGAATTAAAAAGAAGAGAGTTTATTGCAAGCGCGGCAAAGGCGTGTCTCGGAGTTGGGCTCCTACCAATGGCTGGTTCTTATATCCATAACAGCGCTGAAGCTTTTACTACTGGCCCTAGGCCCGCTACCGCCCGTTATGTTATTTACTTAAATATGAGTGGAGCGATGTCTCATCTCGATACATTTGGAACAAACCCAGATGTGCCAGAGATACAAGGCCCAACAAAATCTATTCCGACTTCTGCTGATGGGGTTATTCTTTCTGAGAATCTTCCGTTAACCGCAAAACATATGCATAATGCTGCAATTATTCGAACAATGTCAACAAGTCAAGGAGCCCACGAACAAGCGAGTTACTTGATGCATACAAGCTATTTAAAGCGAGGTACCATTGCCCACCCTACATTCGGAAGCTGGGTATCAAAACTTTCGGGAGCAATCAATAGCACTATCCCATCCAATGTGCAAATCGGATCTAATCCAGCAGGAGCTGGATTTCTTGAGTCTAAATTTGGACCCCTCCCAATAGGCAACCCAAGCAGTGGCCTAGCAAACAGTAAGCTTGCAGACTATATTGATCAAAATCGATTTGGGGGTCGTTTATCTATGGCTCAAAAAATGAATTCCTCTTACCTTAATCAATATGACCAGAAGCAGGTTCGAGCTTACTCTGATCTTTATAAAGACGCGGTCAAACTCATGCGAAGCGAGGACTTAAAAGCTTTTGATATAACTCTTGAGCCAGAGTCAATGCACGAACTTTATGGAAAAACTAACTTCGGGCAGGGATGCTTGCTTGCTCGTCGTTTAATAGAAAATCAAGTTCGTTATGTAGAAGTTAGTCGAGGAGGGTGGGACACCCACGATAACAACTTTGAATCTGTTGCGGACAATTGCGCAGATATTGATAAAGCTCTAAGCGCTCTTTTAATTGATCTTGAAATGCGTGGACTGCTTAAAGAAACCATGGTTGTTTTAACCTCAGAATTTGGCAGGACGCCTAAGATAAATGAGCGCGACGGAAGAGATCATTGGCCCTATGGATTTACAGCTTTTCTTGCTGGTGGGGGAATTAAAGGGGGGACAGTCTACGGAAAAATGGATGAGCTAGGCAGAAACCCAGCCGAGGGTAAATTTATTGACCCGGCATCGTTAAATGCAACTATAGCATATGCCATGGGGCTACCCTTAAATAAAATACAAACATCTCCCTCCGGCAGGCCATTTAAAGTGGCCCACGACGGAAAGCCCTTGTTTGATATACTTAATTAATAATTAAAACAACCCACTAAAACCGCTAATAGCGGTTTTTTTGTTTATAAGTTTAGTGTTGACAACTTAATGAAATTCTGGTAAAATACTTCACATGATACCATTATTCAAAAGCCATTTTTCAATAGGGAAAAGCATACTAACTCTAAACAATCCATCGTCACTAGATGACAGCAAAACAGATAGTATTTTTTCTATAGCTCAAGACAACAACCTAAAAGAGGTTGTATTAGTAGAAGACTCTCTAACAGGATTTCTTCAAGCGAAAAAAGTATCCGAATCAATGGATATAAAATTGGTTTTCGGGCTGCGAATAGATATGTGCGAGGATTCAAAATTAAACCCAAAAGAAGAGTCTGTAAAATCCAGACATAAAATAGTTATTTTTGCAAAGAACTCTGAAGGATGCGGGTTGCTAAACTCGATATATAGCGAAGCTTTCTCGGAGGCGTTTAATTCGGTGGACGAAAAGATATTGAAAAAACACTGGGATAATAAAAAATTAATACTGGCAATCCCCTTCTACGATTCGTTTATATTTAATAATAATATAAAATTTGCAAATTGCACACCCAACTTTTCTTTCACAAAGCCGGTATATTTTATAGAAAATAACAGCCTACCCTTTGACCTACTATTAAGATCTAGAGTTATTAAATTCGCAGAAGAAAGTAAATGCAAAACAGAAATGGTTAAAAGCATTTACTACAGAAAGAAGAAGGATGTATCTGCGCTTCAAACATACAAATGCATTACAGGAAGAACCTTTGGAAATAAAACCCTATCGAAGCCGAACTTAGATCATTTCGGAAGTGATGAGTTTTGCTTTGAAAGCTGGAAGGAGCAAAAAAATGCAGTATAAACTAATACAACCCAATAAGATATATGTTGACAAATCAAAAATCAAAGGCAGAGGCGTTTTTGCCGCAGAAAACATCAACAAAGGAGAGTTAGTAGAGCAGTGTCATTTTATAGTATCTGGATGCATGAAAGAAATGCAAGATAAAGAGTTGGCGAGGTTCGCGTTTAATATATTTTTTGATAAAAATTTATCCAAAGAAGAAAACGAAAAGATTTCCTTTAAAGTTCAACTTCTTTCAATGTTTGAGGACGAAGAGATCACAGAGCATTTAAAAAACTTCCTAAAAGACTTGGGCTACGAAGATATTAATAAGCTTTTTAATTCAGCAACGGTACTAGGAAATGGAATGATATACAACCACGCAAAAAACAACAACATAGACTATGAAGTTGACATAGAAAATATGATATTTGAATATACAGCAAATAAAGAAATAAAAAAAGGAGAAGAATTATTAATAAACTACGGAGACCAATACTGGAAAGATAATGAAGGAACAGCTACTGAGATTTAAAAACAAACAAAAATATTTACTTTTTGATTACGAAACCTGTAATTTAAACTTAATTTCTGGACACAACAAGCCATGGCAGCTAGCCTTTCTTGTGATAGAAAACAATAAAGTTATAGAGGAAAAAGACTACTGGCTCAAGTGGGACGACCTTAGGGTATCTCCGGAGGCTGCAAAAATTACAGGCTTTACCCAGGCAAAATATAAAAAGAACGCCGTGGACCCACAATTAGCTCTTGATAATTTTGAAAAATACCTATATGATGATTCTTACATTAAAGTGGGGCATAACTTATTAGGCTTTGACGTATACATGCACAACCTTCACAGAAAACTAATCAACCCGAAAGCAAAATCAGACTTTTCATACATGAATAACTTAGTAGATACTCTATCTTTAGCAAAAGCCTTGAAAAAACAAATTAAATTAAATAATGAAGACGACTTTCTATCCTGGCAGTACAGATTGAACCATTTAATAGAAAGAGGGCTTTCCTGCAACCTTAAACAGTGCTGCAAGGACTTTGATGTCCCTTTCGACGCAACCAAATTACATGACGCATTATATGATATTAGAGTTAATTATGAAGTTTTTAAGAAAATGATATGGGAGATAGAAGTATGAGCTTTACGGATCAATTTACAGATTACAAGGAGTGCTGCCCTCCAGGCGTAAGACTGCCTGAGATTGAAATTGAACAAAAATATTATGATATGCTGGAAGCGGATAGCGCTATATCTAATTACGACTTCCTTCGTAAGCTATGTCACAAAGGAGTATACGATAAGGGAATAGATAAATACAAAAATAAAAAAGATTATTTTGATCGCGCAAAATCAGAATTAAAAATATTAGAAGAACTGGGTTTTATTGATTATATTTTATTAAATTGGGATATAATTAACTTTTGTCACGAAAAAGATATACCTACTGGCCCAGGCAGAGGGTCTGCAGCAGGCTCACTTGTTCTTTATTTAATTGGCGTTACAGACGTAGACCCCGTTAAGTACAATTTGTTTTTTGAAAGATTTGTCTCTAAAAGCCGAGCAAAGAAAACGATTCAAGAAGGAATAACATTTCTAGACGGAAGCCTTCTTGCAGACGTTGACAACGACATAGCTTATGAAAGAAGAGTTGAAGTCATAGAATATATCGAAAGAAAACATCCCTCTCGAACAGCTAAAATATTAACCCTTAATACTTTAAGCGGTAAGTTGTGCGTTAAGGAATGCGGCAAAATAGTAGGAGAACTTAGCGAACAAGATGTTAATCTTATTAGCACAACAATACCTAAAAAGTTTGGCGTAGTATTGCCGCTACTTTCAGCGATACAAGAAAGCGAAAAATTTGCAGATTGGGCTTCTGAAAACTCCGAAACTTTTGAAATCGCCTTGAAGCTTGAAGGTTTAAACAAAAACACAGGAGTTCATCCTAGTGGAATAGCTATTTCGCATAGCACTATAACTGACATTTGCCCTGTTCAAAAAACAAACGACGGAAACCTAGTAACCGGCTATGATATGAACTGGGTCTCAGAACTAATGGTTAAATTTGATATTTTGGGCCTAAGAACCTTGAGCGTTATTTATGATGTATGTAAAACTATTGGCGAAGACATATCAAAAATGGACCTCAATGATCCTAAAATTTTTAAACCCCTGCAGTCTTTAAAAAGCCCTCATGGGTTGTTTCAGCTCGAATCGGATACAAATTTTAAGGTCTGTAAAAAAATCAAGCCAAAGAGCCTTGAGCAGTTAAGTGCCGTGGTTGCGATTGGAAGACCGGGAGCTTTAGACTTTCTGGGTGATTATGTTAAATATTCCGAAACAGAGGAGCCTCAGGTAATTCACGAATTCTTTAGGGATGTTTTGGATTATACAGGGGGAATACCTCTTTATCAGGAACAATTAATGCAGATGGCCGTTAAAGTTGGGTTTACCTTGGATGAGTCTGAGCAGTTGAGAAGGATAGTTGGCAAAAAGAAAATCGATCAAATGCCAGCGTGGAAAGCGAAAATTCAGCAAAAAATAATAGAAAACGAACTGCCAACAGAAGTTGGAGAAGTTTTATGGAGAGTAGCGGAAGATAGCGCAAACTATTCTTTTAATAAATCTCACTCGCTGGCATACGCAACATTAGCCGCGTGGACCGCTTATCTTAAATTTAATTACCCACAAGAGTTTTTTATGTCGCTACTAAAGATGACCAAGTATGAACCGGCCCCACAAGAAGAAATAGCCTCTATATCAAGAGAGCTGTCTAATTTTGGAATCAAACTTCTTTCCCCTGATTTAGCAAAATCCAAAATGGACTTCTCGACAGAAGGTAAAGATATAAGATTTGGGCTCAATAGCATAAAAGGCGTTAGCGAAAAATCCCTACAGTCTCTCAGGGATTTTAGATCCAGCAATACCCCAACAAAATACGATATTTTCTTAGCGGCAAAACAAGCAGGGCTAAATATAGGGATATTGTCAGCCTTGTGTCAGGCCGGAGCGCTTCAAAGCAAGGGCTCAAATAGATCTTTAATGGCTCTGGAAGCTCAAGCATTTAACCTTTTAACAGATAGAGAAAAGAGGAACTTTATACTTATTGGAGAAAAATATGACTATAAGTTATTAAACTGTATAGCTGACGCCAAAAACCAGGAAATGGTTGGGGACGACGGAAAACCCTTAATGAAAGAGTCTAGATTTAAGACATTTAAAAAGAAATATGATCTTTACAAATCTATTTATGATAAAAATAAATCTTACGAAAGGTTTGCGAATTGGTATTTCGAAAATGAATTATTGGGGTACAGTCATAGCTCAAAATTAAAAAGCTGCTTTAACGATCTCTATAAAGATTTAAAAGACTCAAGAGATCTTGAGCTTATGGATAAAGATGAAGGGGGTAAATTTATAGGTGTTGTTATTGATTGCTTAAAAGCTACCTCAAGGAATGGAAACAAATATATAAAGCTATCAATGTCTGACGAAAATGGAAAATGGGATGCAATGCTATTAAATTCAAGAAGAGGTAATTTCTACGACAGGTATTTCGAGAAAAACCAAAAAGCGCCGACAAAAAAGAACATTGTAATAGCTTACGGAAGGAAGGCTGAAGATATAATATTTCTTGACTCAATCAAAATTATGGACGAAAAGATATATATGAAAATGTCTGAAGTTAAGTAAATAGAGTGTAAAACATGAAGATGACGCCAAAACCCAACTTTACGCCACGTGCGCAGCAAGCGATAAATGAAGCCAAAAAGGTTGCAAAAAAATATAACAGTGAATTTGTATGTATAGACCATTTGTTTTACGGAATGGTAAGATTAAACGCAGGGATACTGAGTGAGATATTGTATTTATTAAACATTGATCAGCTTGCGCTAAAAGACGAAATAGAACATACGCTCTCCCAAGACTTAAATGGCCTAGAGTTTTACCCTGAATCAGAAACGAGTCCATCTTTTGATGAAGAATTCCATTTAATATTAAAGGTTTCAGCATCAATAAGCGAAAAACTAGATCACGAATATGTAGGTCTAGAGCATATGTTGTTAGCGTTGTTAAAATTTGAAGGCTCGTCCATACCAAGCTTTTTTAAATCTTTCAACGCGTCAGAGGAGGATATTATATCAGAAGTAAGGGAATACCTGCACCTCTCCAAAGAAAACCCGGCGCATAAAAAAGAAAGCCACTATTACCCTCCAAAACCAAAGGTAAAAGATACTAGTTTGCAAAACCTAGAAAAACACGCCTTAAACCTTAACGCCCTAGCCGCCAAAGGAAAATTTGACAACATCATAGGTAAAGAAGAGGAAATTGCTAACGTATGTGAAATTTTATGTCGAAGAACAAAGAACAACCCCGTCTTGCTTGGCGAGCCTGGCGTCGGGAAGACCGCTATAGTTGAAGGCCTAGCGCAAAGAATAGTTAAAGCTGAAGCTCCTGATTTTCTGCTAGCAAAAATTATATATTCCTTAGATCTAGGATCCTTAATAGCTGGCACTAAATATAGGGGTCAATTCGAAGAGAGATTAAAAAACATAATAGATGAAGCTAAAAAAAACAAAAACATAATTCTGTTTATCGACGAAATACATACTCTTGTTGGGGCTGGAGCCGCAGAAGGCTCAATGGACGCTGCAAATATGCTTAAACCCTTATTAGCAAGGGGAGAGCTAAAGTGTATCGGCGCCACAACTCAAGATGAGTACAAGAAGACTATACTCAAGGATGGAGCGCTCGACAGAAGGTTTCAATCTGTAAAGGTTAGAGAGCCAAGCCCAGAAGAAACTAAACAAATTATTTTAGGAATAAAAAACAAGTATGAACAATTTCACAGCATAAATTATCCCGAAGAAACTCTTGACTTAATTATTGAACTGACCTCCAGGTACATGATTGATAAACAATTTCCAGACAAAGCTATAGATGTCATGGATCAGGCTGGATCGAAAGTTAAAATAAAGAACATTCAAAGGCCTGACGCGGCAAAAGAGATAGAGAAACAACTAGAAGATCTTAGCATGAAAGAGGCTAATATGGAAATGATTGGAGCATCAAGAAACACGGTTGAAGATGAGCAGTTATTTTTACTAGAAGAGTATGATAGAGTGATAGAGAAATGGGCCAAAAAAACCATAAAAGCTAAAATACAAGTATCTAAAAGTGATATATTTGAAGTGATTTCAGCCAGAACGGGTGTGCCTGTAAGCCAAATGTCAACAAAAGAATCCACAAAGCTTCTTTCTTTGGCTAGAGATTTAAATAAAAAAATCATTGGCCAAAAAGAGTCTATAAAAGAAATTTCGGAATCAATTCTAAGGTCAAAATCCGGACTTCAAGATTCTAAAAAGCCAGTAGGCAGCTTCTTGCTGGTTGGGGCAAGCGGAACAGGAAAAACTCATACTGCAAAATGTATTGCGAAATTCGTATACGGAGGAGAGGATAAGCTTATTCAATTAGATATGAGCGAATTCTCAGAGAAAATTTCCGCGAGCAGGTTAATTGGCGCTTCTCCCGGCTACGTAGGGTATGAGGAAGGCGGAGAGTTGACAGAAAAGGTCAGAAGGAACCCCTATAGCGTTGTACTGTTCGATGAAATTGAGAAAGCTCATCCAGACGTTCTAAACATATTATTGCAAATTCTTGAAGAGGGGTTCGTAACAGACAACTCGGGTCGCAGGGTTAATTTTAATAATTGTATAATAATCCTAACAGGCAATGTGGGTAGCGAAAAAATCACAAAACCATCAATAGGCTTTGGACACTCTCCATCACACGCAAAAGACAAGCTCAAGGAAGAGCTAAAAGTATTCTTCAAGCCGGAGTTCTTAAATCGACTAAATGAGATAATTATGTTTGATAATTTTAGTATAGAAGACTTAATAAAGATAACAAAACTAGAAGTGAATAAGATACAAGAAAAGCTTAAAAATAAAAATATAAAAATATCTACAACTCCTTCTTTAAATAAATACATATCCGAGCAAGCAGAAAAAGAGAAAATGGGCGCAAGGCCCATACAAAGATTGATTCAAAAAAACATAGAGAACCAACTCTCAAACCTCCTCCTGAACAAAGATCTCACCGAGAACCACTCAATAAAGTTCTCCCTTATCAAGGGCGAGGTTGTTTATAAAATCAAGGAAGAAGAGGCTTAGCTGGATCGTTAACTTCAGGAGGTTTTGGCCCCATCGGATCTTCGAATTTCTCCCCAGGATTTTGGCTTGAATCAGGCTGTTGCCTAGATGAATTAAAAACTCGCATGCATGCCTGAAATCTATCGGACTGAACTGGGTACCTTTTTTTCATATTGGCGTCAAGAATGCATCTCGTGACAAACTGGTCGCCGCTTTCTGAGTTGACTGGCACAGGGTATCTTTTGTCTTGGTTTGTTAAGAAATTATTTTCATTATCTTCCTGAACTTGCTCTTGCTTGCTTGGGAAGATATCTTCATACTCAATATATCTTATAGATTCGTCAATAGCTTCGTATGCAGAAGTGATGTTTTTCTTTACTGAATCGTGAATTTCTCTTTCTTCAGTAATCATGTCATAAAGTAATCTTGCTTTTTTCCAAATATGAAAAAGTTCTGATTTTACTTTTTTATAGCTTGAGTCTGCTCTGGTTTCGTTCATATTTTCTTTCATAATATTTTATAAATTTATTCCTGTTCTATTGGCGAATCTTTTCCTGCAACTTGTTTTGGCTTAGCTCCGTATAGATTGTAAGCGTATATTAAGTTCTTTAACCTCTCTTCAGAAGCTAAATACGCATCATGGTAATATTTAGGTGTTGGAGTGTTAGGTTTTTTAATTACAGAATCCCCTTCTTGTATCATTATCCATCCCGCAGTTTTCCCATCTCCATCTATTTTCCTAAGAGCGTTTCTTTCTGCTTTTCGATTATAGTCAGACAAGTACATCTCTCTTAGTATGGTTTGCTCTTCTAGCATTAGTCCGTCTGGATTGTCTCCGCTGAACGAAGTAAATATTACGGTGTTAAGTTCTCCTAGGTGACCTTCTAGCCAACCAGATATTAACCCTATATCCGCATCTCTTTGTTCCCCGTGATCATGGAAGCCTAAATCTTGATCGTAAAGATTTAAAGCAAGCTTTCCGATGTTTGTTTGCGGATTAATAGGTGGGTGAGCCATGTTAACCTCCTAAATAATCAAGAACTTCTTTGTGCTTTGGGTTGTTGGGGTCCAGATTAATAGGTTGCCCCATTACTTGAATACTTCCTTGTCCAACCAGGCTTGATTCAAAAGCTCTTTTGATTTTATTTTTGAGAACAGTTTTGTTTCCAGACGGAAACACCCCAGCCTTTACGGCGAAAGCTTGCAGATCGGTTAGATTCATATCTTCAAGCATTTCCTTGAATATCCTTTTGTCGTTTGTCTTAAAAGGGCTTATTTTCTTTACCCCCAATATATCTTCCAATTCCTTAGCTCTAGAAACCTGTTCTTCGTAGCTCTTGCCTGTTGTTTGATTTAGCTCTTCAAGCTTCACGCGCTTTCCTGCACTAGCTTTACTCGATTTTTTTGTTGTTTTTTTGTTTGCCATAATTTGTACCTTTTTCCTTTGTATTTTAATACACTATATAATAATGATTTTAAATAAAAAATCCACCCCAGTTGCCTGAGGTGGACTTTTGTAAAACGTTAATTTTATTGAAATTAAACGATAAGACCAAGTAATACTCGATCGTCGATGATCATGCGACCCTCTTCAAGAGAGCCGTAATAACCAATCTTAGATTGACGTGTTACGAATTGGTCATCAGCGATAAGAGAAAACTCTTCTCCTGACTCGGAATCGGTAGCTACTGCACGGATCATTGATTCGCGTGACAAGTCAACACCAACAATAGCTTGCTCAGTACCTTGAATTGCTCGAGCAGCACCGCCGTTTGCTTGAACCGAATAGTTGTCAGCAAATGTTGTTGCTCCAGCAGCTGTACCAAAAACAGTATTCCATTTTTGGCCTACGCCCATTTCATTATACTCTTGAATGGATACTCCGTAAAACTCGGGGATTCCAGCGCTATTAAAAACAGCGTCGCGCATAGTGTCTGTACCAGCGATACCGTCTCCAGCAGTTGGGGCTCCACCGGCTCCACCAATTGTATTAATTGGGTTATAAGCTAAACCGCGAATTTCTTCTACGATTTCAGGGGATACGAGTAAATCTGTAATTCCGCGACCACGGCGCTCAGCAGGCGTTCCACCGTTCCAAGAAGTGTTAATTCTCTTGGCTTTAGTAAAAAGCTTGTTTAAGTCCGAAAGAAGGAATCTTCCAGCTTGAGCGGAACGAATTACGTGCTGCTCGCTGTTAGTTGAAGCGTTTGCAAGTGCAGTCATGATCATGGTTGCAGAAGTCTTCTCTTGTTTAAGGAGGATTTCTTGAGCCATGCGTGTGAATGTTTTGCTTACAACATCAAGTCTTGAACGAGAAGCGTATCGCTTATCGAAACTCAAAGCGCTATCGAGAGTATAAGTTGTGAACTTAAGCTCGCTTTGCGAAGGAGCGACTTGGTTTGTAGGAAGTCCGCCAGGAACTGATTGACTCCAAACTTGAATATAATCTTCGTCAGTGATATCGTGATAAAGGTCCAATGGAATACTTGGGCTTTCGTCAGAATTAAACTGAAGAGAAGAGAACATGTTGCTTACGGTAGGAGCGCTGTTTACGACCTCTGCCAAAACTGGACCGATAAATTCGGCTAATGCAGTTTGAGCCTCGTAAGAAACGTCTCTATTTTTCGAAGCCATAGCTTTTACAAGCTCGACTTGCTCGGGGGTTCTTTCTAAAGTAATTTTCATTTTTAAATTTCCTTGTGTTAGAAGCTTATCTTGCAGAGATATTTTTTGCTGCTTGAGTCATCGCTTTCTTCTCCGATAGCGAGGACACTTCCAACAACAGTACCAGTAGTTGCTGTTTGAAGCTTTCCTGCTGTGGAAGAAACCTCAAGGTCGTCTCCTAAAGCTGGGGCACTTGCAAAAGCAGAGCCGCTCAAAAGAATTAACCCTTTAGTCAAAACAGGAACTGTTTGACCTGGAAGAACGCCTTGAGCTTCGTCTAGTTTTTGTTTGTATGATATCATCTTTTCTCCGTTTTCGTCGAACGCCAAGGTTTCACGTAAAGTGATTCCAAGCGCACGTCCGGAGCCATCAGCTGGAGCTACGGTCATACCTGTATTAGCGGGGTATCCGTTGAATCCAATATGAGCGCCACTAAAACTTGCACCTAAATAATCACGAAGATTATCTGGGGTAGTTGCGCGCAATTCGGAAACCTCACCAGGTAGAGCTCCCGCACTTACAGAAACAACAACGCCTGCATCAAAATCGCCTGTGCCGTTGGAAACGAAACTCGAAAGAGTTTTTCCAGTTACGTCAAGAGCGAATAAGTTAACAACATCGTGTTCACTGTAGTCTCGGTATGGTAGTATTCTTTTTGCCATAATTTTTTTCTTCTATATATTAGTATGAAATTTTAACCGACTCCTTAAAAGTCTTGGCGAAACGATCGCGAAGGGAGGAGGGGGCTTCGGAAGAAGATTCGTTGTTATTAACAACAGCTGCATCTTCGACCTGTACGTTTTCTAAAGCATCTTCGACTTCGTCAGAAGAGTCTTGTTCTTCTGTTTCAGAAGCTTCTGCAACTTGTGCGGTTTCTTCTGAAGAGCCTTCAGTTTGGGAAGCTTCAAGAGTTTCGAGTCTCTTAGAGACTTCTTGAGCCACTCTTTCCTCGAAAGCTTTTTGCTCTGCAGCGATAAAATCTTTATTTTTATGCTTCCAAACCTTGGAAAGTTTTTCTTGATAAGAAGCAAATCCTTCTTCTGATTCATCAACTTGAGCGAGTTCTGAAGCTAAAATCTTAAGATCTTCATCATCAAGATCGTACACTTCGCTAAGAGCTTCCATTCTAGAATTAAATCTAACCTCAGCTTCTCGCGAGGAATTTTCTTGCTCTAAAGCAATAAGTTTATCTTTCGTTGATTTTAATTGCTCTTCCACTTCAAGCATTTTTTCTTGAAGAGAAGCTTGAGCTTGAGAAGCTTCTTCTTTTTCAGCCTTGGCTTTTTCTAGATCCGCAATATACTGTTCGCTTTTTTCTTTTATTGCGTCACTAAAAACCTTAGAAATGCTAGCGACAGTTTCTTCTGAGAAATCTTGCTTGCCAAGCTTTTCGTCTAAAGCTGCTCGGAATTCGTTGATAATTTGTTTTGTATCCATAATTAAATTTTTATGTTGTTCTTTGTTTAGTACATCTTGTTTTTTCGATTGGGAAGTTTTTTTGCTTTTAATAATTATTTTGTCGATCGGTTGGTTGCGGCTAGGCTTATCAGCTTGAACCTGCCCGCTCTCGGCGACAAGCCCTTTTACGTCTGCAGCTGGATTCGATGTAAAACCTATTCCAAGCGGATATATATCTCCAACAATTAATCGGTTAACTTTCCGCCCGTCTTGTAATTGCCCTTTTCCTCCCGAAGACTTTAGATACGGAGCGTAAGCTTTTATTTCTTCCGGGTCGGATATAATACTAGAGTCCAGTAAGTCATCTCCACCGACACTAACAACATACTCATTAAAGCCAACCTCCCAGCTTGCGGATACAGTCTGAAAGAAATCGCTTTCTTGATCCGTGGAATTAACGACCAACTCAGCAAACTCTTTGCTTGCGGTTTTGTATACAACTGCAGCGAGCGCTATATTAAAAGGCTCATCCTTAATTAAAGCCGCCTCTTCGCTGATTAATTCGGAGTATTGACTATACTCAGAAAACCCAGCAGAAACTATATGCCCAACAATTCTATCCCTGTCGTGTTCAATGTTTGTCGGTTTATGTACAAAATAATCTTTAACAGCTACAGCTGTTTCACTATCTATACCGTCCCCGTTTTTATTGAATTTATTTACTACCGCAGCATTAAACGCCACAGCAAGCAAATCTATATTCTTATCTAAATTTATATCAGAAGGAATCAATGGGCGAAGAGACTCTATAGAAGCTTTGCTAATTTGCGATTCTTGCATTTGACTGGATGCGCAAATAACATTATCGAACTTTGTTGTATACTTATAAGGTAAAGACATTTCAGTTTAATACACTCACTTTATAAACATGGGAGTAAAGGTCGCAGAGACTGTCTCTATTTTTGAATCCATCATATCATAATAAAGTTTAACCATCCAATTTCCAAGAACCAATGCGGAATAACTATCTTTCCTCGCTTTCTCTGGCCCAGTTTGGCGCCTCAAGCTCGAAGGCAAGTCAAAACTTTGAGTGCCTGCGGAGGATGTTGTTATCTGAACCAAAGAGCATTGCGTTTTCACCAAATTCATCATGTCAAATTGGTGCTCAACAAAGTCTATCATTTTCGCGGAATTAGTTTGCCTCTCTTGTGATTGAGAGGTTTTTAAAAATTCGATTTTATCTATCGGTATTTTTTTTCTTCTTTGCTCGTTGTACGAATCATCAATAGCTCGAGAACCAAACAGTATTCTTCTGTGATCAAAGTTCGACTGCAGAAGTTCATTTGCTCGACGGATCCACTGGCTAGTAGGCTTTCTTAAGTAACAAATAGTTTTATTTTCTAAATTATATTCGCGCTTACCTTCTATTAATTTTTGTTGATAATTTTCTATGTCATCAAAGTTTGTATTTAAGCATTGTATATTTAGTTTATTCTTCTTAAACAAGCTGCTTTCATTTGCAGCATTAATAAACTGAACTCCTCCATTATAATCTCCTACAATAGATACAATATTAAAGTGATTTAATAAATAATAAAAATAATTTATATGTTGTCTTAAATTTGCACCAGCCAAAGCGTAGCTATGAACTACGACTCCAATCTTTTTTTCTTCGTTTAGTTTTATAACCATCATGGCAAAATCATCGCTGCTTTCACTTTCCGCCCAGCTAGGATCAAAAGCGAGAATATATTTATCTCCAGGACTGCCAACTATTTCCGTGCATGGGTTTTCTCCGTCCTTTAATGTGCATGCTGCCATTTTAGAGGTCTTAAAATATCCAGAACTATCATCAGTAAATATCGCTCCAAACTCCCTATCGAACTGACTCTGACTCATGGTTGACTTTGCTTGACTAATTAAATTTTGATCGTATAGCTGCCGGGGAGCACAGTCATAGCTGAACTGCATGATGGTTCTGTGAGCGTCCGACTGCTTGTTTCCCCCAATCTGAATTAAATTTTCAAACTGCTCATAGGCTTTATACATATATTCAAATTTATAACTAGCAGAAGAAAGAGCTATAAGTTTATTATTTGGCCAAATATGCCGATCGCTCTCCTGAAGCTTTCCTTGTCTGATTAATTCAGTTTCTACATTATAAATATCTTCTCTTTGAGTTGGGTTTTCTACAACACTCAAAAACGGTATTATAACTTCATTATAAATTCGCTCGGGCATTAATGCAAATTCGTCAATAATTATCCTGTGAAAACGAAAGCCCCGAAGCTTTTCTCCGTCCCCCAAGGGCAGGGCTCGAATTCTTGAGCTGCCAATCTCAAGAAGCCACTCGTCATTACTTTTTGATTTATGAGTTATACATTGAGAAAGATACATTGCCTCAGGCTTTGAAGCGATATCTTCTATTTTTTTAAATATCATTTTGGCCTGACGAAAAGACTTTGAAAGTATGCCGATTTCTACGCCCTGGTTCATTATTGCTTCTAGATATGCGTATATAGCAGTAGTAAAAGACTTACTCATTCCCCGACTCCACACTCCCATGAAATAATCGGTTTCAAACATGGCTTTTATGGCCATATGTTGAAAAGGAAACAGCTTCACTCCTGAAATTAAATCCGTAGTAAAGGTTATATTTTCTCTTAAGAATTTATAGAGTAGTATTTTAGCTTCTCTTTCTTCAAGATACCCCTTCATCTCTAAAAGCTTTTCGTTAAAGTCTCTGTCGGGACTTCTTGATTCTTGGTTGCCTACCTCCCAGCTCATTATATTAACCCTTTGTCTATATAATATTGAAGGTCAACGTTCCACAGTTTCTTTCCAAGCTTCAATAATTTAGGTATAAACTCTTCTGATTTTTCTCTACTGCCGGTAAATATAAACTGACAGTTTCCCGAGAATTGATGATTTAGCACTCTCATGTTATGATAAATGTATTTTAAATTAGATTTGTGTGCCCCGCGCCTATTGTTGGATTCTATTTGCGCTAAGTCGCTTTCTACAGCTACGAATAAATAACTATCAAAATCTTTTGTTCTCTGAAGTTCATACTCAAAGCGATCTAAGTTGTTTTTGCTGAGTGTGGATTTAAAATCCTGCTCTCCCTTTCGGTCCACATAGGTATAATCATAATCCGCCCCGCCCACAGCGTAATCTCCAAATTCTAGCTTCATAGGTTCCGAGTTGGGGAAAGTTAGAGGCTGCTGCTCTCTAGTGTCTACAAATATTTTCATTTTCGGGTCTATTTTCTGCTTGAATGATTCCGGCAATCTTTCGCCAAACATAGGCTTTATTCCTATAGCGTCGCAAGCAGCAGTATAAGACCCATAGTGTTTTTGAAAAACATCTATAGTGGGCATGTGATTAATCATTAATTCAACATGTGAAGGGGCAAACTTTAAACCTTTAGCGGCGACTCTTTTTTTTAATAAATTAATTATATATTCTTTTACCTCTGATGGTTCTGTTTTCTCGCACCAACTTATCAATTGTTCATATGTAGAAAAGTCTCTGTTAAAATAATCATCCTTATTCTTAAATGGCAAGGGTTCTTTAGTAAATAAATTATAACGAGGATAATATTTTGTATAATATTCTGCAAGTATTATTTTATGAGATTTTAAATGAGCATGCATACTCTTCTCCGAGGAGAAGGGTTGCGAGCAAACCTTACAAATAAATTCGCCTTTTGGTGCGCTCATACGACATCGTCTTTAGATACCCCAAGAACCCTAGCCTTCCAGTCGGGCATAGATTCAAGATTGTCAGCCTCTTCCTTGGCGGCTTTTCTTTGCATGTTTGCTATTTTTATCATCACCTTACGTTCTTCCTCTTCTTGGAATAGTTGAACCAAAGCTAGTATGCTAGAATTTTGCTTTTGCTGGGATGACACTCTTTTTGACCTATCCCCTTGTAATTTTTGAATTAAAGACTCCATCCTTTTTTCGCACTGGTTATACTCTTCGCTCTTTGTCTTCAAAAGCTCTGCCAGCCTGACGGTTAGATCTTGCTGGTCTTCTGCGTCATTGAACATTCTATTCAACTTGCTCATAGCTCCTTGGATGTTTTTTAAATGAATATAATCCATGCAAACATTAATATATAAATTAATTTCATCATTACTCAAATCAGGTTTATCCCAGGTAGCTCTTACGAATTCTGCCTCGAATAAATCTCGATCCTCCATGCTGTCATAATTATTTATAACTTGAGTAAATCGAGGAGAAGATAAAAAAGCCCCTAATGATTCGATAGCTTTTTTTTGCCCTATATTTAACTTTGCCTCTTCAATATTTTTCTGACAGTAGTCGTTGATTTTTTTGATTATTTTGCTTACGGCTTTTGGGGCAGAATATTTTCTATTTACAGCGTTTTCGGAAGGGTGTAAATCTAGCGAATCCTGGCTTTCAATATACTCCAAAACAGAAGAGTACTCTTTTGAGTTTCGGGTAATCCGTATTTCTGGAAATAATACAGTAGCGATTTGTAATGCGTTCATACCGTCCCGAGAAGAGTTAGAAATAAACTCTCGCTGAGAATCTGATAATTGTATATTGTCTTTCGGGTATATATGTTTTGTGTCGTAATTAATTCCCTGCTGGACCATAAATGCCCTAACGGCTCTCCCCTGCTTACTTCTTCCGTCTATATTTTCTTCTCCAGGAAAAGCTAATTTAGTTAACTCAGTTAAGTCGCTTATTGTTGAACCGTTCTCTGAGACAATTCTTTCTTGTTCTTCTGTTAAATCCATGCTATAACTTTTGTATCGGGAATTACATCTTCTTTTTCTAAAATTTCTTGAGCTTTTTGCTTGAATATCTTCTTTAAATTTTTAATTTGTTTGTAGCCAGCCTTACGCCCCTTCTCGGAAGTCTTGTAGCCCATTTTTCCAGCTACCTCTTCTTCATCCATATTATCTATAAATAATAATTCGTAAACTAAATACTGCTTCTCAGACAGCTCTTTCTTCATGAAATAGTTGAGTTTTTTCTGAGCATCGATAATGCTATAATTATTATCCTCCATAGCTTGAACTTCATTAGAATGGTTTTCGAGGGTTAGTGCCATTTTGATTCCGTAGGCAGACTTCTTTGTTCTCTCCCATTTGGCATATAATGGGCAGGAAGAGTCTTGCGAACCGCTTTTGGTGAACCCGCACAACGAAGACTCGCCTCCATCTTTGGTTGCGCAAGACTGGTTAAACGGGCAATTCAAACAGGGCCGAACAAAATTACTGTAATTATTGCGCAAAATATTCTTCATTTGGTTAGTTATTATTTTATTCATCCAGGGCTTTAGAGACCTTCTTTGGTCCCATTGGTGCCATTTTTTATGAATATGCGCCCTAATGATTTGCTCAACATCCTCAAAATCAAACCAGGCCAATGAATCAAGAAACCACTTGCCTCTTCTCTTTTTTATTTCCAAATCAATTTCCAAAGATTTGTCCTCGTAAGTAAAGTTAGTTTTTTCTTGGTCGGCCACGAGTTTTTTTGTTCTTGGCTTTGGGTTTTTCTTCCTTGAAGTCTTGAAATTGCTCCACAGGAATAATGTCCTTTAAGTTAAATTTATTACTATCTCTTTCTATTGAATAAGACAGTTTCGATATATTCGGAACCTCATATATATCCAGTCCATCAGGATCATCATCCTGAGAGGGAGCGGGCCTGCTTCGTTTAGGCAACAACTTTTTTACGCCCTGCTTAGCGCTGGTTGTTGTAGGCGACGTTTGTTTTGCTGCAGACAATATATTTAAACCTTCACCGCAGCCACCGCAAAAATTCGGAGCCTTGAGGGAGTACATATTTTTAAAACCACAATGGGGACAATAAGAAAAAGCCATAATAATATATTATAGCTTTAAAAAAAATTATATCAAATAGCCGCTAATAACCCTTGATTGCTTCCTTATGAAATCTTCGGAGTCTTCGCTCCATTTTCTATTCTCTTTTACATATTCAACACAAATCACGCCAATAATCTTACCATTCAGTGTTTTGATTGGTCGAGCAAACATGCTTTTAACCCCTTTGCTTATAAGGAAAGATCTAAAAGAAAAATCGCCCTTGTAGCTTTCGACATCAGCGCACTCGAATGTTTTTTCTTGAGCTATTTGCTCTACTAATCCATGTAAATTGGAAATTCTTAAGTTCTGCAGGTTTTGGCATTCAATGCTTATTCCATCTCCCACGATCTCATATGTGCAGCTAAGTTTTTGCTGACCCCTGCCAGAGAAATATTGCTCTCCATTATGGAACTCTAGTATATAAGCCCGATCAGCAGAAGTCTCGTCAGCAACATATTGCAGGGCGGTAATTATATTACTGTGAGAGGCGGGGTCATAATTTAATTGTTTATGTTTTTTTTCGTCAAGTTTAAACTTTATCCAGACTCCCAATACCGCAGTTGCAGCAGAGACGAGTCCAGTAAGCACGCTAATTACATCTAGTCCAGTATTCATTTCTTATTAATAATATACGCTAAAACTGAAGAAAACAGAAATACAAAAAACAAAATAACAGAAAACCACATAGCTGGCCCTTCATAATCGTAAGGTGCAGATTTTAGATCCAGGTATTCGACTACAGAAATCATCGAATCGTTATTCTTGTCTATATTGTTAAATTCAGAAGAAATGACGGGTTTAGGCGTAGGGTTTGGCTTATAAACCTTATTAACGCTACAAGAGCACAGCAAAAACACGAGAAAAAACAGCCACCTCATCTTCTTTTACTTGGTATAGCGTAAAAACCGACAACCATAAAGCATAGATCCATAAACGAGGCGAGCATTAACCCTCCTGTCATTTGAACCATCTCCCAATCTTTTCCCCCAAGCACCCAACCAAAAAAGCCCCACTTCGCCCCATCACCCTTCGGAACAATAACATTATATACTATGTGAGGATTCATTGCGTAATATATCATCAAAAAACACATTGTAAAAGTGATACTCATAAACAAAATTCTCCTCGTTACCTTCACAAAAGGATCGCTCGAGTTTTTATCCTGACCGTCAATCAATGCTTGTAGCATTTTATCGTCCCTTGCTGCCAGTGCCAACTGATCTTGTCTTTTCTGCTCCAACCAAGAATTTATTAGGTTGCACGCAAGCTTTATTCCAGCCCCAATTATTGTATTCAATATCGGTCCCATGCCTATATATACACCCGTTAAATTTTAAAAATGCTTATTTCAGTGTAATATAAGTTAATGTCACAGAAATCAATACTACAGCTTCTTAGTAAAAGCTTAAATTCCTATCAATCAACATGCTGGCTTAAATCAGAAAATGCAAAGCTAAATGGATCAACTCCAGCCGAATTAATGATGGATAATAAAACAGACAAGGTAATTAAAATATTACCAGATGAAATTAAAAGAATAAAAAGTAAAAAAAATATTAATTAATATATATCCACTCTTTAGTGCTGTTTGCGTAAAAATAAGGATATATTCTAGGGTTTGACCACATCCATCCATAGTTTATGATATAACCCCACACGCCATCTTGACTATCTGGCTGGATATACATCCAGTAGATTTTTGCGTGGTAAATCCACCCATTTGAGAATGGTAAATAATCTCCAAGCCAAGTACTCTGCCATCCAAGCGAGGTAACTTCCTGAGAAACTTCTTCTGTGGCCACCTCGATAGCTGATTGGGTATTTTCAGAATTTGTTTCGTCGCTGACGTCAGGGCCAGTAGATTTAGACAATAATTCTTGATCAAAATACTGGACTGCGGTTGTTGCTTCAAGAACCAAGGAAAGATAATCTTTATTGCTTGACTGAGAATGAATTTCTTTGATCGAGTTATCGGTTTTAAATTGCCAAGATAATATCCTGAAAGTTCGATTATGTTCATCGTTTCTGATCCATCCTCCACGATCATCTTTTTGGTAATCTATATTCAAGGAGTTATCCCATGCATACCCATAAATTAATGTGTCCTGAGATAAATTTAATTGGCTAATTTGTAGGGTTGATTCGCTTGACACGATCTTGCTATCAATAATCCACGCAATATCAACCACACTAGGATCTACAACATTAATTTCTAAAGTATGAGTATTGTTTACGCTAGAGTTTGTTTCTGTATAGCTGTCTATTGGAGAAACATATTTATAAAGCTGTAGAATAATTTGCTCTCTGTTTACCGCGTGAAAATCTCCAGTATTTGAGTTGTTCATTAATCCGTCATAAGATGTTGGTTTAAAATAATTTGCTCCTTCTTTTTGATATGGCTCATTAATTTCATATCCACGAAAGGAATCTTTGTACCCAATCCAATGACCCCATCTCTGCTTTGCCTCTTCTGATGATCTTGCCATGTTGAACGCATAGTCATACATATATTCTTGTATAGTAGTTTGGTATTCATCTCCCGCCATGCCCAGGACATGCCCTATTTCATGCGACACTATACTCGTCCATGGTGCAGCATAGATTAAGCTTGTAGAGCTTCTGTCGAGCGCTGTACCGAGCCCAAAAACCCTATTTGTTAAAATGGTAGTGCATTCATTTCCTATGTTGAGCTCATCTGTGATCGATAAGCATTTCAACCAATCATTCCAGCCATCCCAATATCCAAGATTAAAATCAAGCCCAAATGCAGAATTGTTAACGTCTTTTATATCGTCTGGATTATTTAAAGTGCTAACAAGGTCTATTCTATGAACATTAACAAAATTTTTATACCTATTCCAGAAGGCGTAGTTGCTTTGCATCCCCGACCATATGGTTTCAACATCTTTTTCATAATCAACCATCTCATCAGCGAAATATCTATCACCAATAAATACTAAATCTAGTCTATTATCAGATGATCCACTATTATGAATCGTTTCGTAAGAAGTTGCAAATAAATTAAAATAAAAAAATGTAAGTAGTAAATAATATCTCATCTATGAATTATCTCATATATTATGAGACAAGTCAAGATTATATTTTTCTAACTTGGTACGATTGAGACTTGCCCAGTCAGCCCGCATTTTTGGATGCCAAGCTGAGTTCTGATGATTAAAGAGTTTTTCGTGCAAGATACATACATAAGTAAATTTCTTCTCATCTTGTATGCCGAGACCGTCATTCCTGACTGTATTTGTATCTCTGACCCCCCTACGGTTATTGATTGCCCACCAAAGGAAATCACATTCAATCCAGCGATTTTGGTTATGACAAAGTCGCGGGATTGGTCGGTGTTAAATGTCTCACGCCGTGATACTTCCAGATTTAATACTCCCGCAGAAGTAGTGTCGAACATATTGGTTACAGTGATTGTTTTGCTGAAGGTAGAGGAGGGGGTCCATCTTTCTGAGATAACAGTTGGTGCGCCGGTTGAAGATCCATAAGAAACGGTTGTGCTGGAGTTTATAAGTTGATCGACGGTTACTTTATATGTTGAGCCATCCGCCTTTTGTATGATCAAGAAATCTGAAGCTGCGTCAATATTGCTTCCGATTAAATCTAAGTCTTTAATTTGCTTGTTTGCCATATCAGTATATATACACTATTTCTAATAAATAAAAGGTTCCTGCAGAAACTCTCTGCATTTTATTATTGTATAATACATATTAATTTAATTACATTCTATTAAAAAATAATTTCAAACATAGAATATATCATATATTACATTACTATATTACATGAACAATCAATTGGGAATAACAAGTATATTGCTTTTACTGTTTTACGTGGGATGGTTCGCATGGGATCAAAGAACAATAATAGAAAAACAAAATCAAGAAATAATAAAATTACAACAACAATTAATATTTAAAAACATAGTATTGGACGCTGCGCTTCAAGATATAAGTGAACCAGTTAATAAACAAATATATAATTCGCCGCAAAAGTTCTTTAATCTTCAATAATAAACTTTAATTTTTAACAATAACTTATAATATAATATATGACAACAGCAACACAAGAACCCGAACAAGAAAAAATAGATAACGCCGCCGAAGAAGGGCAATATACTTCAGAGCAAAATATTGCAATAACTCATTTGGCAAACAAAATGCTTGGCAATGTAAATTTATCAGAAGCATTCTCACTCGTTCCACTTGGTCAAATAATTAATTTAGTTCAACAACAAGTTATTCAACAAGCAAAAAAGCAAGTCGAAGATATGAGTGACGAAGAAATTAAAAAAACAATTGAAGAAGGAGATGCCTCTCTAGCAGAAGCTCAAGCTCAAGCTCAAGCTGATCAGCTTCAGAATTAAGCTTTTAGACTTCTAAGGGTATAAATAATATCCTTAAAGTTATCATAATTTATACGATCCGTTTTGTAATTTGCACCACGGGTCGTTTTTATTGTATAGCCGCTTTGCTTTTCGCTATCAAGAACAAGTTGAGATATAAAATCATGTGCGCCATGGGATTTTAACCAATTCCAATATATTGCACGAGTTCCTGGTTTACATTCAAGTAATACATCTTCAAAAATAAATAATTTACTAAATAATGTAATATCGCGAAAACATGTTATTTCGCTAGGGGGTTCGCTTAAGCAAGATTCGATAATCAAAATCATGTAATAAATTACACGAGAATATCAGACTTAGCTGTCTTCTTGATTTTTAAGAAAATCTTCGTATCCCGGAGGAAGAGGAGGAATGAAAACGGCCGCTTCGTCCTGTTCTTGCACTAAAGATTCTTCTTTATTCGAATGATCCAGCGTTGGGTCCTGCGTTGGGTCCTGCGTTGGGTCCTGCGGCAGATAGCACGCTGGGTCCTGCGGATTAAAACCTTCGCATATTTCATGGCAGTGAAGTTCTTTGTTTGAACTGTATTCCTCGCAGGTTAAATTTCCAAGCCCTGTACAAAAGTAGCCCTCATGGTTTCCCATGCAGTTATATGTTTTATATAATTTCATTTTTTAAATTTTTGTGTTTAGAATATTAGGCGGCGGCGTATCTCTGGGTAACAGCGTAGGGGGCATAATGAACCCCCTCGAATACCTGAGCGTTACCCTGCATCAGAATACCAGAAGCGCGAGTGCCGTTTGAGCTTAACGCGTTGTACCGCATACTTAAGCCTCGGTCCCATATTCCCCCTTGTCCTCCAGCATGCCAAAAACTATAATAGTTATAACCATGCGGAGATAATGTTATCATTCCTTTATCAATAACTCCAAGAAAATATGGATTCCCTCCTGCAACACCATAAGCAATCATAAGCGCACTGCCGACATTGTAAAGTTTTGCTCCGCCTTCACCAACCAATATTGGAGTATAAGGACCCGAAAAATTTCCCCAACTTGATCCGGCGGATTGCTGAGTCCAATTGTACATTGCAACATTATTTAATGTTGTTACTTTTGCTCCGGTTCTAATCATTGAACCGACATAACCGGTTTCTCGTACTTGAAAGTCAAGCCATATGTTATTTATGTAAACTTTTTTTGGATATCTAAACCAAAAAGGAATTCCTGAGTCAGAAGGATAAACATTTGTGATCATACGGCATCGATCGTGTGGACAAAAAACATAATTTCTCCAATTTCCATATCCCGGATTTGCAACTTCCTCGGTTTGGTCATGAGTCAGGCCGACTCCGCTTCCAAGATAAGTTTTTCCATTAGCGGTAAAATTGCTTACCCCGATCTTTTTTCCAGAGCCAGTAAATCCCCAACCAGTATTTCCTCTTAAATTTCCATAAAAATACACATCATCAAAAGGTTCCCATTCGGCACCTCCTGCTATTGCCGGGGTTGGTCTATCACCTTTTGAGGTTCGATTCCAATAAAAAAAAGAAGTCTGCGTTGAACTTGCAAAATTCCCACCGCAACAAAAAGCGACGTTTTTAGCTGTGCTATATCGAGCGAGCCATTTGTATGCGTCTGTTCCGTACTTAAAAGGAAAATTTACCATTGTAACCATCACCGCACCGCTACTCGTAGTAACCCAATCTGATACGTTGTATGCAACCAAAAGATCTCGAGTAACTAAAAAATTTCCAGAACCTACAGAAGTAAGATTAAGAGGAGCTCCTCCGCTTGTGGTTTTTAGTTTAATAGTGTTGCCGTTAACAACCTGGGCGTAATAATCTACACCAAGTTCAATTCCTCCAGGAAGAGAGCCTCCTCCGGAAATTGGTGATTTGATACGCACTACTCCATTTTCTTCAAATCCGTGACTCGCAACTACGATTGTGTTGTTGGCTACAGATACGGTTGAGGCAGAAGCAGCGACGGTTCTATCGTTTGGACCCAGAGACCCATCCGATACCCCTGTTTCGAAATTGCGTACAAAAACTATACCCGAGTAACCGGAACTTAATGTTTGACTAATCCCGAAGCCATCAGCTAGCTGAAGTTGATTTTCAACAGAAACTGTAACGTTTCGCTGCGGGTTATTTTCCATATCATCTACTTTTGTAGCGACCGCTTCTAAACTATAATTTGACATAATTATTTATACACTTTGTTTTGAGTTTGTGAGATTAGATTAATTATTCAATTATTATTTACTTATTTCTTGTTGGAATTTTTCGTCAAAATCTATATCAATGTTTTCTTGTTTTTCTTCTGACGATGAAATTGCCATGGCTATTGTAACAATAATCGTTGCGCCCAGTCTACGACTTGACTTAAAGAATTTAATTGTTCATTAACTTCTATTTTTGGCAAATATGTTTCTTCGTTCATTTTTTATTTTGGATTTTTGTTATTACATATTTTAATATTTCACTTCTCATTATGTCTTCTGCTCCAAAATGAAATGTATGAATTCCTCGTTCTTTACTCTCTTCATCATCGAAAATACGATACATATCTGCAAATCCACTTTTTCCATTGATATCGCTTTGCATTGGATCTCCACAAATAATTAATTTACTGCCGCGACCAAGTCGGGTCATTAAAGTAGTAAGCTCTTTGAATGTGAAATTCTGAGATTCATCCGCGATTACGATTTCGTCCATCCAACTGGCGCCGCGAAGGTAATTTACAGGCATTCCTTTGATAATATCCTTTTCTCTTAAAATACTGGCTTGGCCAGGAACCAAAAGCTCGTCGAGTTTTTCGTTCATTGGCATCATATATGGATTAATCTTCTCGGCCATTTCTCCAGGAAGTGCGCCAAGGCTTTTTTCGCCACTTTCTGCGATTGTGCGTACATATGTAATGCCATTATCATTATTCATATTGTATAATTGTAATGCTCCATATATTGCTATATAAGTTTTACTTGTGCCCGCAGGGCCACTGATGAATACGATACTTGTTTCTTTATCAAATATTATTTTCAATAAAGCTAGTTGTTTGTCAGTTAGGCTTAGTTTTTTCAGCTTGACGTTTCTTTTATGCAGAGAGGATGCGATCTTCTTGATCTCGTCCTCGTCTGTTATCTCGGGTTTTTTACGTTTTCGAGCCATTTGATTATATAAAAATACACTATTTTTTAATAGTGGCCGGATTTTTTTTGGATCGACGAATATGTTATAATTTATTAGACTCATTTTCATATTGAAAAAAGGCACCCCCCGCACTTTGTGCACAATACAATTAAAAAATGAATTCATTTAATGGGTAGGGTCACAGGGGGGGGAGGGGTACAGAATACCTAATAAATAAAACTTTTTTCACTTTTTTTTTCTATGTTTTCGTAAGTATATAATAATCAATAGTTTACAACACAAAGTTTTTTTGCTTCAGGCTTGACTTTTGGTCAGAATATGTTAGATTGTATATATAAGATTAATTAAATAAAGAATACAATAAAATAAATAATATGAAATCATCACAACCTAAATTCGCCTCCAATCCAAACGCCGACATGGTGCTTCATGCTCTAACACTTGAAGAGTTGAACGAGGAATTTACCCTCGCCCGTCTCTCGTTAATGGATCTTGAAGAAGGATCCGAAGAACACGCAGAACGCGAAGCGTATCTTGAAACCGTTAACGATTTCAGAATCGAAGCAATCGGTATCTCCGAATTCGCTTAAACTTTAACACTAACATAATAAAATAATAATATGAATTACGACATACTTCTTTTAATCCTTCCTTGGCTGTTTCCTTTCTTCCTTATGTTTCGGTCTATGACTGACAAACAAACAGATCTTTTTAAAAATAATAATAACGAAAATAAAGTAAAATAAAGTTTGCGTTTCCTTAGTTTATGTGTTACATTGTATGTATAAGATAAATTAAATAATAACAATAAAATAATAAAATAATATGTATAAGAAAAATGATATCGTACTCGCAAAAGATAATAACACTTACCAAGTGATCGAAGAATTCACTAATGACCGATTAGGCAAGCAAGTTCTTTGCCGTCTTTATCGATCACAAAAGCGTGTTGCGTTCATGCCTTGGCAAATTAAAATTCATCCTTTATTCGCTTAATGCTTGACATAATCATTTTATCTGCCATAATAGGATTAATAATAACAATAATAGAATCATGCGAAAAGTAACAGAACAAATCAAACAAGCCTTTAATAACGGCACATCTTTAAAAGTCGGCAATACACGCACAGACGGGCAAACCGTTTGGCTACATGGCAACGCCATTATCAAGCGTGACCCTGACGGGTTGGTGCGTTGGTCGCTTGCAGGATGGAACACGCCCACCACACGCGAACGCGTCAATGGTATAGCGAATGCAGATGTTTGCCAATTCAAATTCGAGCCTGTACTAAATGGTCAAGTGATTGACTCATCCGATTGGTTCGCATCGCCTAATAAGTTGCCCGATCCTCTAGTATTCTAAGCTCTCACATAGTTGACCTATACAACAGCCCACTATGTGGGCTTTTTTGTGTCCTATCCTGCCATAGCATTGTGCAGTCGGTCTTGTCGTAAGTTCTTGAATGCCAACAACTTAGGGAAAAAATCCCTGGGCGGTTTTCCGTAACTCGTTGAACGGCAACGACTTACAACAGAATCGATACAGATTCCGTGCCAACTTCGCAACAAAATCGCAACAGGATTGTGCAAAAACATAGTTGAAAGGTAAGTGAGAAAAAGCTTGTGTTTTGCCGTTTTCTCTGATACATTGTATATATGATTAAGAATAATAAAGTTGAAGAAATAAAACAAGAATTGAATTTGGATCTCGACCTTGGCTTGGCATTGGCTGAAGCTGAAGGCAACCTGAACCACTTGGCTCGCGAGTCAAATTCATCCGATTGGAAAGGTACAATCACGCAAGGCATAACAATTCTTGACGCATTAAACGCAGTACAAAAAGCGAGAAAAGCTTTTCAGAAAATAAAGCAAAATAAATCAAAATAAAGTTTGCAATTACGCCCGAACTATGTTACCTTTAGGTATAGAATAAATTAAATAATAAATAATATGAATTCATCATCAATAAAATTCCGTATCAGAGAAACTGAAACAGACATCCGTAACGCTACCGATTCCTTAGAAATCGCCCGACTTGAGAAAGATCTCAAAGAGTGGAAACTCCATTTGCACAACGCTCAAATGATCGAACTCGAAGAGCGAGTTGGTTTTAGATCAATGGAGCGAAACGCTTAATCTTTTAAAAATTAAATAATATGAATAAAATACAAGTAAGAATAAAAGAATGGTCAACCCATACTTCAGTAAAAATCTTCGATCAAGGCATCGACTCAAACGGCAATGATCGCCCAAGGGTTCGGACTGCATCAAGTCAATCGCATCTTGATAAGATCATGCGAGACGAAGGTCTCAATCAATTTCGCTTTAATGTCGTCTTTCAATAATAAGAAAAAAAAAGTAAAATAAAGTTTGACTTTCAACCAAAACTAGATTAAATTGTATATATGATAAAGAATAAAACATTCGTAGCAAGCGTTCATGTCTCTTC